ATGGCACGGGCAAAGTCATCAAAACCTCCGCCTTCCTGTGTGTCATCAAACGCTATGTCGATGTCCTCTTGAGTCAGTCCAACCCATTCACGCTTGGGTGGTGAGGTGTAAACAGGGATCGTTTTATCAGGGTAACGTCCGTTGTACTGCTCGTGTCTCAGTGATTGGTGGACTCCAAACTGCCCGTTTGTTTCATAAATATAGGCGTAAGGCTTTTGCTTCTCTGCCTGCTCAATGGCTTGGCGTAGTCGTTCTGTCACACCGCCTATGTATTCACCAGTTTCTAAAACCGACAACGCTTGCTTCATTGCTTCGATGTGGTTCATTCCTTTCTCCTAACTTGCCAATTTCCACAGTCCAATCTGGCTAAACGCATATCCAGCCCAGACCATCCCAGTCGCCATGTTGCCTTTATACAACTGTTCGCAAGCAATCCAAGCGTAGGCAATGCCCGTTGCAGCGATTAGCCAATGACTCATGCTCGTCTCGCTATCAAGTTGAATATCTCGTTGCCAGCGTATTTGTCTGCTTTCTTAATCACTCTAGCCACACGGCGTTTAGCAAGTTTTACATCACGAGTTTCTGGATTGTTCCTGCTTTTGCGCTGTACTTCATTGTTCGGGATTGGTTCTGGTCTTGGCGCATCTTGACCTTTGCCCCAACAGTATTGGGCAATCCAATAATTACCAACAGGACGTTTCCATCCAGAAATATAAATATGTCCTTCATCGTGAATCTGGTCTAGTCTGCGCTGCGCTGTACGGTGATGCACATGAATCCACTCGGATGCTTCATACTTTGTTAGCTTATACCCACGGCGCAGAAGAAACATCAGCCTAGCGTAACTTGGTGCTTGTTTAGCTACGGGCATTGTCTTTCGCCTCCCTCACAGCGTTCAAATACAGCTTGGTTTCACCCATCTGTTTTAGGATGGTCTCCAGCGCATCATCAAAGTTATGCACCAGCAATTCCTTTTGCGACTGGCGCATCAACTGTTCAATCCTGATCCGGTGCAAAGCGTAGTCCACCATTTGATTTATCCTTCGATTTGTAAATTGATTCGGAGCGGCGTTCAAGGCAGGACTTACATATCCAGCGATAGATATTGTTTCTGCGCTTGAACTTTTCCATGTTCTCGATGTTGCGGTATTGGCTGCAACCTGTACAGTACTTTTCTTTCATAGGTTTACCTTTTGTATGCGTTCTCCTATCCATTTCATAACTGGCACAGCCATGCTGTTACCAAGAGATTTATATCGTGGACTATCTGGTGATTCTGACTGTTTACGCCACGGAATATTTGTGTAGTTATCGGGAAAACCCTGAAGTCTTTCACACTCAACTGGAGTGAGGCGGCGCACAGCCATTTGTGTTGCAATTCCAGCGTGTTGAGAGCAAGTTAAACTGGCTGAAGTTTCTGTGTTGAAATTCATTTGATCAGGCATTGCATCAACATGGAAAGATATTGGCTGCGCTACTCCATGCACACCTGTAGCGTTTAATGTGTACATTGGGCCACCTATGGTAAACCCGTCACCGTTTCCACCGTTTTCTGGCTGCCTTCCAATGGTATTTTCAGCTAAAGCAACAGGAATCTTGGTTTCTGTTTCGGCATCGAAGCGTTGACTAATGCCTCTTGTAAGAGTTTTGGAAACTTCTTCCCTCTTTTCTCTGCTCGGCGCAGGATTCCCTGACAGGCTTTCTCGCTCAAAAAGAACCGCTGCGGAACGTCTCCAGTCTCCAAGACATCCGACAACGAACACACGGCGGCGTCTTTGTGCCACTCCGAAATATTGAGCGTCAAGAACTCTGTAGGCGAACCCATACCCGCATTGCCCCATCCCTCGAAGGAAGGTGGCAAAGTCGTTTCCTCCGTTACTGGACAACACGCCGGGGACGTTCTCCCATACCAGCCACTTGGGGCGATACTGTTTAGCAATGGCAAGATAGGTAAGCATGAGGTTGCCACGAGGGTCATCCAGTCCTTTTCTAAGTCCTGCGACTGAGAATGATTGGCATGGTGTTCCTCCAACGAGAAGGTCAACTGATCCAAGATTCCACTCCTTAAACTTTGTCATGTCACCAACATTCGGTACATCAGGATAGTGATACGCCAACACCTGAGATGGAAATCTCTCTATCTCAGAGAAAGCAACAGGTTGCCAACCCATGTGATGCCAAGCAACCGTAGCCGCTTCGATGCCAGAGCAGACTGACAGATATTTCATAGGTAAGCAGCAAGAAACAAAGCAGCCAAGGCAGCGAGTCCAACAAGATATGCGATTGGCGGGATGGTGTCTACTGGTTCACGTTGTTCAGCCCATGTGCCAGTAATGTATGACTGGCGTGGCGTTTCAAGACTCCAGTTGGGGTGGTCTTTGGTTTGTTTGTAGTGAGTGGTCATTTATATCTCCAGTTAAAGACGGAGGCTTGCGCCTCCCTTTTAATCAGAACGGAATATCTTGGTCATCAATCACAGGTGCTTTCTGTGCAGCAACAGGAGGCGTAGCAGCGGGGGCGGTGGCATCACCTTTCTTCCCAATCAAGTCGATGGCATTAACCCGCAAAGTGATGTAGGTCTTGCCTTCATGTTCTTTTGTACCCATCTCACCAGACACGGCGACTTGCTGACCTTTGACCAGGTAATCAACCAGCTTGCTTTCTGCTTGCTTACCCCATAACGAGCAATCTACCCAAATAGTTTTTTCGTTGTCACCGTAACCTGAACGCACAGCAACAGAGAAGTTAGCAACAGTTGTACCGCCAGCCTTGTTAGTGCGAGCGTCTTTTCCCAAATTTCCAGTAATTGACAGGATATTCATTAGTACACTTCCTCATCAGAGTTAACAATAACGGTCAATTTAGCTTTTTGTTCATCGGTTAGCTTTCCGGTTTTCTCGCAGTAAGCGATAATCTTTTCCACTGACGATTTGCCTGATTCGATAGCGGCAAGCATCTTGGGTAACTCTGCATTGAACTTATCTGCGGGATACATCACGACAGCAGGTGGTTTTAGAACCTCAATGCGGTACGGTGTACGTTTGCCACGGGTTGCAGTCAAAGCAATGTCCATCGCTCTGTCAATGTGCGACAAGTGGCTAATGCGAATACCACCCACCTTCACACCACCAAACTTAACGTCAGGGTCGCAATACAGCGTCATGGATTTGCCAACCCACTCTTTGCCGTTATCGCCCCAGGCATGAATCAAAACACGGCGCATTGACTTGCATGGCTTGTATGGTCTGCCGTTTTCGTTCTCATAATGGATGCTAATAGGCTGCTCACCATCGCCACGGGTAACGGTAGTGACTTTGATGGTGATTGCATCAGCCAACAAGTCATCCGCATTGAGTTGGTCTGACTTAGGAACAACGGTGTCTCTTAGGTTCTCGACTGACATTATTTATTCTCCAAGGTTGACTTCAAGTTCATTTTCAATACGGCGAATTTCCCAGTCTGGCAGGCTAATCATCTCGTCCGCATCGCAGTCGTATGATTTCCATTCGTCAGAAGCAAGACAATCAGCATATATATTTAATGCTTGACGGTAAAGTCTGCGACCTTCTGCAATAGATAAGTCATCCAGCTTATAAACCATGCAAGCGTGAGGCATTTTTTCTTCAATAGCGATAAACCTGAACGACTCTGCACGTTCACCAGTTACCCATTGATATACATCCATGTAAAACGCTGCTTGAACATGATAACGATAAGATGATATGGACTTTGAAAACGCATCTGGTCTTGCGTCTTGTGTCTTTTTTACATCAAGAATGACACCAGATTCTGTTAAATAGTCTGGTCTGATGCGAACAATAACGCCAGTATCAGGGTCTTTGGCAAACATGGACAGTTCTGCGGCTCCTGATGAACGCAGCCACTTTGACGCAACCGGATGTGCAAACACAGCAGCTTGCATACCAGCCACGTTATCAGCCTCACCAGCCACAAGAACACGCTCCGAGCCATATACGGAAACTGCTTGCTTGTACTCGCTTGTGCGGCGGTCTTTCACGTCTTTAAGCAGCACATACTCTTTTGCAAAACGCTCTGGCTCAAGCAATGCAGTATGGATAGCTGTACCAATCTCCATCGCACGGCTTGGCTCAATATGCTCACGAAATTTGTAGTGTGCTGGGCTACGCAGAATAAGGTCTAACCCTGATTTGCTGATGCTGTCATGGGCGTGATACACCTCATTGGGCATATCTTTGATGATGCTGAAAAGCGGGATTTCCATGTTTGGTTCGTATGTTCTCACTTTGACTCTCCTGTAGTAAGTGTTGACATCGTAAACTTTGACTCGTAAGATGTCAATACATTGAATACATTATTTTGAGGACAATTTAATGATAAACGAAATTTTGGAAAAAATCCGCTACCAGTTAGCAGAGGGTGAGGTCAACCTAATGCAGCTTTCTCGCCGTAGTGGTATCGCCTACGGAACGCTTCATGCTTTAAGCAAAGGTGAAGGAAACCCAACACTTAGCACGTTGCAAGCCATACAAAAACACTTGTTTGACGCAAACGACAATCCTGATTTAACTTGCGAAAAGTGTTTGCATTGCATCAATTTTGATCGCAAAAACAAAACGGTTGGATGCGAAATCGCTCTTGCGTCCAAGGACGATTTGATGGCTTGCTGGCTTTATAAAGAGTGAAGTATGCATCTCAGACCATATCAAGTTGACCTCATTGACAATGCCCGTAATGCTTTAAAACAACACAGGCGTATTTTGCTTGTTGCACCTACGGGGGCGGGAAAGACTGCTATCACCGTGTACATGATGCAACAGGCTGCTTCGAGAGGCATGAAGTCTTGTTTCATCGTGCATCAGAACGAACTATTGATGCAGACCAGCCGTGCGTTGTGGAAACAAAAACTCGAACACGGGTTGATTGCATCAGGGAAGGGTCGCTCTGGTTTGCCGACACAAGTTGCTAGTGTGCAGACGCTTATCAATCGACTTGGTGACTATAAGGATTGGAATCTTATCATCATTGATGAGGCGCATCGCAGTGCGGCACGAACCTATCGTGAGGTAATTAGCGCATATCCTAACGCTAGAGTCATCGGTCTGACAGCAACACCTCAGAGGACAGATGGCAAAGGTCTTGCTGATATGTTTGACTGCATGGTGGAAGGTCCGAATATCCAACAACTTATTAAGTCAGGATACCTTTGCGACTACGAAATTTACGCCCCCAAGATTGACTTTGACATTAGCCAAGTCAAAACCGTGGCAGGAGACTACGCAAAGGGAGAGCTTGAAACAGCAATGGACAAACCAACCATTACAGGCGATGCGGTTCAGCATTATGTGTCGCTTGCAAACAACAAGCGTTGCGTGGTGATGTGCGTCACGGTCAACCATGCCAAGCACGTTGCGGAACAATACCAAGCCGCTGGTATCGCTGCTGAGTGCATGGATGGAACAATGTCAACCAAGCAGCGTGAGGATATGCTGACACGCTTTAAGGATGGCAAAACCAAGATACTAACCGCTGTGCATCTCCTCATTGAAGGCGTGGATGTACCCGGCATTGAGGTCGTTCAATGGCTTAGACCAACACAATCTGTCATCGTATGGATGCAGGGAAATGGTCGTGGATTTAGACCGTTTGAAGGCAAAGACCGACTCATCATCCTTGACCACGTTGGTAACGTCATGCGACACGGTATGCCAGACCAGCTCCGCAACTGGACACTCGAAGGTAGAGCAAAACGCACCCGTAAGTCTAGCAGCGATGAATCCGATATTGGCATCCAGACTTGCCCTAAGTGTCGGCACGTTTTCTTGTCTGGCGTATCCGCTTGCCCTAAGTGTGGCACTGAAGTCGAACTAAAAGAGCGCAAGATTGAACAGGTTGATGGCAGTCTTGAAAAGTTAGACCGTTCTATTGAGGTCATCCAGCAACGTAAAGAGCAAGGTCGTGCAAGGTCGCTGGTTGAACTTGTCGAACTAGGAAAACGGCGTAATATGGCAAACCCTGCTGCGTGGGCAGTTAACGTCTATGCTGCACGGCTAGGGCGCAAGCCAACAGGTGAAGACTATGCACAGGCTAGGAGGGCTGCGGCTTGAAAGAAATCAACATTCAGCGTGTTATCCAGCTAGAACTATCTAACGCTGGAGTGCTGACTTTTCGCAACAACATTGGTCAATACAAAACTCAGGAGGGGTACATCATCCGATACGGCGTTGGTAATCCTGGAGGGTCAGACTTGATTGGCATCGTGCCAACTGTCATCACATCCGATATGGTCAACAAAACTATTGGTGTGTTTGCAGCCATCGAAGTCAAGACACCAACGGGCAGACCAACTAAGGAACAACTTAATTTTATCGAGGTTATTAAAAGCAACGGCGGTATCGCAGGTATTTGCAGGTCGCCAGAGGATGCCTTGAAACTTATATGCGGCTGGAGAACATGACAAAGCCAACTAGCTGGTACGCTCGGCGTTATGTCGAGAAATTCGGTATGCACATTATCCCCATTGAGCC